GCGGCGCAGGCTGCAATCGAGGGATAAAGGCGGTATAGCTGATATTCAGTTAATTAGGCGGTATGCTTTTCATTTACAAAGGCTTACCGCCTATTGTGTTTTTAAAATGTACGTGCATTTTGCACAAAAAATGAGTAGAATAAACGCAAATGTTGTACAATAGTTATGCAGTTTTGACAACAGTGTTGTACAAGTGTTGTACAAATGCTTTCTCCGTATAGTCAATAAGTTACGGACGTTTTGCCCCAATCACATTGAAACACGGAACAGTCGCTTTGGAACACAGTACACCCAAACAGAATGTTTAATTATAAAATGAATATAAAATGGCAACATTGAAAGCAGTAGTGAGAACGGCACGGGCTGACGGATTTTATCCGGTATATATCCGGGTGACTCATCATCGAAGCTCTGCGTTCATTAAAACAGACAAGATGGTGACGAAGAAGGAACTCACCAAAACTAATGAGATTAAAGACCCGTATGTTTTGCAATTCTGTTCGCAGAGAATATTGGAGTATACGGAGAGGCTTAATAGCAAAAATATCGAGCATTGGACAGTCAAGGAAGTAGTCGAGTTTCTTGCAAGTGGGAATGATGACGTTTGTTTTTCAGATTATGCACGAAAGCATATCAACCGAATGATTGATAACGGTCAACAACGTAATGCTAAGAACTATCAGCTGGCATTGCAACATTTGGAGCGTTTTTTAGGAACAACGCAGATAATGTTCTCACACCTCACATCGCACTTGATGAATAGGTGGATTAAGTCGCTTGAACAGACACACCGAGCTAAGGAGATGTATCCTATCTGTATGCGACAGGTATTTAAAGCTGCTATTCTGGAGTATAACGACTATGATAATGGGATTATTCGTATAAAAACTAATCCATGGGTGAAAGTGGAGATTCCTTCGGCAGATCGTGCAGAAAAACTAGCCATTACCCCCGAAGCGTGTCGGGAGTTCTTTTCATTTCCTCTGCCGGAAAGTAAGATGAAATATCCACAGACGGAGTTTGGACGTGATATAGCCATGATGGTGCTTTGTTTGGCAGGAATCAACACAGTTGATCTATACAATTTGAAAAAGCAGGATTATCGGAACGGCATCATTCACTATCAGCGTGCCAAGACAAAGAAGTTTCGTGCCGACGGTGCATATATGGAAATGCGCGTGCCGGCAATTATTCAACCACTCTTCGATAAATATCTCAATACGAAGGAGGATGACGATCGTCTGTTCAATTTCTACCAGCGTATGACTACATCTGACAGTTTTGGTTCTAATGTTAATAGTGGAATTAGGCAAATATGTGAGGCCATGGGAATGGCCAAAGAAGAACGGTATTCGGTCTATACATTCCGGCACACGTGGGGTACTGTGGCACAGAATGACGTGAGAGCTTCAATTGATGAGGTTGCATTTGCGATGAATCATGCTGCTGGACATAAGGTAACACGGGGCTATATAAAGATAGATTATTCACCTGCTTGGGAATTAAACGAGAAAGTGGTTGATTTCATTTTCTTCTCCGGTAAGACATCTGTTCGCGAGCAGAAGCAGGAAGATACGCATTTTAGATTATCATTCCGATATATGGTAAATGGGGCGGCTTACCACAATGGGCAGAAAGTTGCAGAGTTGACTGATGTAGGATTCAACAACGTGGACGATGTTATAGCACGACTTGTGACAATGTTACCCCAAGATATTCCTAACCGTTCTATGGTGATGTTTAAAATCGTCAATCTTGATAAGAATCAGACGGTAGTATATCAGCGGCAGAAAGGAAAGGGCTTCTGATTTTTTCGAACCTACAAGGAACTTTTTCTTTGTAGGTTTTTTTTATGAAGAAAAGCGACATCCTTTCGGATATCGCTTTTAAGCAAAACTGTATTATACCCCTAAGGGTAAGCAACTCCTCGCGTCTAAAGTAGAGAGAAGTAGATTATTCTTCGTCGTCCTCTTCATCCCCAGCAAGTTCGACCAGCTTATCCTCAATGGTCTTTTTCGTCTCTGTTGCGACATCAAGTGTTGTTGTCTGCAATTTCGGTGCAACATAAGCTGTAAACTTTTCCATAGCTGCAACTCTATCTTTGGGGTCAAGGTCGGCTATATCCTTCACGAAAATATCAGAATTGAAGTACTCGTCGAGCATTTTTGCAATTGCTCCACGGACTGTTGAGGACACCTTGTTAGGTGTTCCTGCTACTCTCCCTCCTGTTTTTCTTCCCTGTGCCATGAACTGTAAAAAGATAAAATGATGTTGCGAATATAAGGGCTTACTTTCGCACTCGAGGTATAACTTTTAATAATTAAAACAGAAGTCTTATGGGATTGATTGGAAGTGCTATAGGGGCAGCAGGTAGTATCTTTGGTGGTATCTCTGCATCGAAAGCAATGAAGAAAATTCAAAGAAACGTTGAGGCGCAGCGACAGAAGAACCAAAATTGGTATGATCGCAGGTACAATGAGGATTATACGCAACGAGCCGATGCGCAACGTATTCTCACGCAGACGGAAGAGAGTATCAAGAACCGTAATAAGCAGGCAGCTGGTATACAGGCTGTAATGGGCGGTACTGATGAATCACTTGCAGCCGCAAAAGAAGCGAATAGCAAGGCTCTTGCTGATGCAACATCACAGATTGCAGCACATGCGGATGAGCGCAAAGACAACATCGAGGCCACCTATATGCAGAATGACAATGCTTTTGTTGAGCAACTTAATCAATTAGAAAAAGGTAAGGCAGAAGCGATAGCCGGAGCCGTACAAGGAGTAACGAGTGCGGCAAGTAAAATGCCATTTTAATGTGTGGAGGTAACTTATGGCGACATATGATGATATATTAGGTAATGGAAGTGGCACACCTTTTCCGAAAGGTTCTAAAGAATGGCATGAACAGCAGCAAGACGGTTCTTCTGCATCTCCACCTGTAAAGGGTACACAGGAATGGGCGGAACAAAAAGCGGCCACCGCTCCTGTTGTTACCGCACTCAAACCTGACATAACTACTACACCGCCACCTCCGACCAAACAAGAAGGCTCGGACGGTGGTGCCCTTTCATACGCCGAACTGTTCAAGAAGCTTAATCCTTATACTCCACCGACTGACGAAGAACTTGCTAAAGAAAAGAAAAAGCAAAAACGTGACCAAATTTTTGCGGCAATTGGTGATGGCATATCTGCTCTCTCCAATTTGTATTTTACAACGCAGGGTGCACCGAATATGTACAGTGGAAAAAACACAGCTTCGGAAAGGCTACAGGTTAGGTATGATCGATTAATGAAAGAACGTAATGAGAATGCCCGGGCTTATTTGAGCGGCCTGTTTGGTGCTATGCAGGCTGATGATGTCAAAGCGAGAGATGATCGTAATTGGAGACATCAGTTAGCACGCGAGAAAAGAGCCGATGCTATTGCGGACGCAAAGGAAAAACGAGATAACCAGATGTTTGACCTCAACGTTAAGCTCCAAAACAATAAAATATCAGCAGCCGAAGCTGATGCAGAACGTAAAAGAGTGGAGGCCGAATATGCTGATGATCTTGCAAAGGCTAGACTTGAAACTGAAAAGGCTAAAGCGGGTGCTTCAAAGGCTTCTGCTTCCGCATCCAATGCTAGAGCTGGGTATTATAACCGTGGTGGTAGTGGCGGCAATAAGAAAAGGATGACACTTACTATTGATGGTAAGACCACTTACTATGATACGAAAGAAGATTATGAGAGAGCGGTGCAGCGTGAGGCTAAACGGTTAGGTATTAAGACTCACCAATATGTGAAAACCACAGAAAATGATGTAATGGGGGCAAAAGAAAAGAATGTCTCTACTCCAAAACCTATCAGCCAACTTGCCGGTGAAGTTGAAACGGCATCGAATAAGAAGAAAAGTCCAACAGCCGGAGATAACAGTAGTAATAAAAAGAAAAGTCCAACATCATAAATGAAACATTATGCCTGAAAATGAGGATAAAATAAAGAAACTATACGATACGTTTGTTTCTGATGGTTACGATATGGAGAGTGAAGAAGATTTCCGCAAGAACTTATCGGATTCTACAAAACGCAAGGCAGCTTATGATGCTCTTGTGAAAGATGGTTATGAGATGGAACCGTTTGAAGAGTTTGAGAATAATATAGGTTTTGGAAAGATTCAAACACCTGCACCGGAGCCTGCTGTACAAACAGAACAGGCGTGGCAACCTACCGAACAAGAAAAAGCAGAGATGATTGCCAGTACAAACCGTATGATGCAGAATGTGGAAACACAGATACAAGACGCAAATGAACGTGTAGATAATATACAAGAATACGGGTTGAATCCCGGATTGCAAACTAAAGAGGGTAAAATGCAGTTTAATCCTGAAAACGGGAAACTGGAAAAAACATATATTACTCCACTTGGTAACAAGACTACTAGTAAACCTCTTGCTGACATCGAGAGTTTCTGGTACCGACAAGCTGCCGATATGTCAATCGGCGGACAGTTACGCAAGGCTAATCTCCGTTTGCAGGAGTTAAAAGCTAAGCAAGCGGAAAGAGCCTCCGAAGTGCATAAGGAATGGGTAGAAGAAACGGAAAAGAACAAAGCGCCGCTCGCTGCCATATTGGGAGCAGCCACTTACACACCGCGCCAGCAATCAGACAAGGAAAACAGCGCATTGAGAGTAGCCATTAGAGAAACAGAAGAGCTCATCAAGAACCTTGAAGAACAGAAAGACCGTGAAAATGGGGTTGATGTAGGCTTTTGGCGTGGTTTTGGTCGTACTATGGGTGATGTACGCACGTGGGATTTCGGTATGGGTGATATGGCGGATGCTATGACCATGATGAATGCCGACAAATTTAAAGGTGATAATGCCACAGAGGGCGAGCGTGAATCCTATGATATGATGATGGGTGCAATCCATGAGAAACAACAGGCAGAGGAAAGATACGGTGGAAATGCCGACTTTTGGAACAGAGCCGGTGTCATGACTGGATATATGCCTTCATTTATGTTGGATTTCATTTTGACAGGTGGCGGATTTAACGGTTTGTCTACATTCTCAAAAGGAAGCACTAAAGTCGCCGCAAAGGTCATAGGTAAAGAAACGGCTGAAAAAATGGCTCAACAGGGGTTCAAATCATATATTAAAGAGAATGGTGTCAGAGGGTTAGGACAGTACGCAACAGATTGGACTATCAAAGCGCTTGGGACAACTGCAGATGATTTGCTTGTACGTGCTCCGTTGATGACAAACACCATACAAGCAGGAAAAACGGTTTCTGACATCATTGACCGAAAGCTTGGTGATGTGGTTGTTGATGAAAATGGTAACTATGATTTCTCCAATGATAAGACCTGGGGAAGTGCAATATGGCAAGGTGAAGCCAATGCTATCATTGAGAATTATTCAGAAATGTTTGGCGCACATCTTGATCCCATTCTTACGCTTGGCAATATGAGTAAACTCGCCAATGTTCTAGGGGCAAAGCGATTGGGAGGTGTACTTTCAAAAGCAGATGCCGGTGCATTGAATAGTATAATGGGGCAAACTCATCAGATGTTCAATAAAATGGGTGTCAGTGATTATGTTGGTGAAGTATCAGAAGAATACTACGGTCAATTGTGGCGCACAATGCTCAATCTTGATGATGCTTATCAGCAGAATCCGGACGGCACACGTACTAACTTATTTGCAACTGGGCAATTCCACGGTGATATTTGGGGTGGAATGGCACTCTCTATGGGGTTGATGGGGGCAGGAAAACATACTCTGTCTGCTGCAAACTATGCTTCCATGAAGCATGGCGTGAATAAAGCGGACGCAAAGGTGAACGAAATGCTCGGCAATGAAATATGGGAGCCGTTGAGGGCTACGCTTGACCTTACCACCAACGAGAATGTGGGGGAAGTGGCGGAACTCATCGCCAAAGACCAGGAATTCACCACCGAGGAAAAAGCAGCCGTACTGGAGTATATGGAACACTCTTTGAACCTGCGCGGCTTCAACCTCGGCACACTCGCACAAAAGCGTGGAGGAGAACAAGATGAGAATGTGCAGGCGATGAACGAGAGCTATCTGGACGGCTACAATATCGCATCCCCACAGGAAATGAATGACGCAAAGAACATGCTTGACTACCAGCGTCAGCGGATGATTGATGTTGTGGGGACGAACGATGAAGCCCTTGAAGGTGATGCGGTGGACTGGCTGAATGAAGCGCGGAACGCACGTGAGACAGGCGATACCGAACGAGCCGGCACCATCATAGACTACCTCAACGCCAAGCAGGTATATGACGGAATGATTCAGCGCGTGCGTGATGATATAGACGGACGGGTGGAACAGAGCAATTCGATGATAGATGCACGTGTGAACCGCAAGACAGGTATGATACAGGGGGCAACCATGAAGCAGGATGAACGCAAGGTGTATGTTCTCAGTGGGACTCTTGTACCATATACGGATGGTAGCGGTGTAAGTGTGACTGATTCTGACAATAGCATCATTGTTCGTGATGCGGACACAGGTGGGCTTGAACAAGTATCTCCCGATGCTATATTGTCTATTGATGATGTACAAGACCCATACGAGCAGAAGGAGTTGGCTGCACAATCTATCAGAGAACAATTTGCACGTGAAGCTGCGGATAAGATTGATGGTGTTGTCACATTCAATCCGGGCGAAACCTATACCATTGCCGCTGAAGGCGGTTCGCAAATACAGGTCACAATAGTTTCAGATGAGAACGGAATCATAGACAATGGCGACGGAACTATCAATGTGACAGACGGAACAAATGTATTTCCTGTGGCAAAAGAGGCTATCCAACAGTCTGTGGACGCATTTAACATTGCACGAATCGCAGAGTTTGAGCAACAGAGAACTGAAGAAAACCTTGCTTTGCAGCAGGAAGAGCGGGAAGCAGGCCGATCGCAATATGCAATGAATGACCTTGTGACACTCCGTGATGAAAATGGTATAGGTATTCGTGGTAACATCACCGCCGATGTGGATGCCGATGGACTATATGAAGTTTATACGGAAGATGCCTTGAATGGTAAGCGTGTGAATATGTTTACCCGTGAAGAGCTTGATTCCATGCTGATAGAACACAATGGGCAACCTGTTGAGATTGCCAATTCAAGTGTGAATGATAATTCGGAAGTGGCAGCAAGTTCTCTGGAGGAACAGCAGTTGCAAGTGTCTGCATTAGAACGAATCCCCAAAGATGAACAAGGTAATCCTATCTATGAGCAGGCGGAAACTCCCGACCTTGCTTGGGATGCCATTGTTGAGCAGACAGAGGGAGACGAAGCTATGGCCCAGTCCGTGGCTAACGGAATGGTTGCGGACAAAGAAGCAGCATTGAAGAAAATCGAGAAAACGAAATCTGCTGGTGGAAACACTATTGCAGAGAAGATTGTAGCAGAGAAAGAACGCAAGGCGGCAATTGATGCAGCCAAACAGGAATTGTCCATTTGGCAAAAGATAGCCGGCACTGCCAACCGCAGAAAAATGGAAGCAGATGCGGAGCGCAGACGTATTGCCGATGAAGCTACCGCATTGCGCAAGGCGGAAGAAGAAAAATTGCGTGCAGAGCGTGAGGAAGCAGAACGCAAGGAACGTGAAGCACTTAACGGAGTTCCCGATATAGTGGAAGATGTTCCCAAAGATGCCCGTGCAAGAGGATATAGACGTGTAAACGGCCATAAGGTTGACAGACAAGAACCATTACAGGCTGTACAAGGTAAAGAGGTGAACGTGAAATTCAGCAATGATGTAGTGGTTCCTGGCAATGTAACCGTGATTGATGCGTCATTGTTGCAACCGAGTCATATACAAGGTGTGCGCAATTCTCTGCATTTTATTGATGAAGCACAACCAAAGGAACGCAATGACGAAGCAAGCGTATTGTCTGCACGGAAAATCGCCGAGAACATTCGTCCGGAAGAAATCACATCAAGTATTACCGCTTACACCGGTGCGCCGACCGTAAACGAACGTGGTGAAGTAATACAGGGAAACAACCGTAGTGATGCCTTGCGCCTGATGTGGGAAAGTCATTCGGAACAGGCCGAAGCATATAGGCAATACCTGAAAGACCATGCGGAAGAGTTTGGACTGCGTGCCGAGGACATTGCGCCCATACAAAGCCCGGTGTTGGTAAATATGCTTCATGTGGACGATACAGAAGCCCTCAATCTTGGTCAGTTTGTTGCACAAGACACAGAAAGTGGAGGTGTTGAACGTATCAAACCTAAAAACACCTTGCAGCGCATGGGAACCGAAATGCGTTCGTTTGCCAACCTGTTGCTTAGGACTTCGGATGATGAAATGTCGTTTGCCGGACTTGTGGATGCCAATGGTGCAAATGTTCTGAAATGGATGAGTCAAAGAGGTTTCATCAGTCACACACAATACAAGAGTGCGTTTGACAGCAAGGGCAACCTAACTCCTGAATCCAAGAATGATTTGCGTGGTATCATGTATCAAAGCATCTTCAAGGACGGCAGCACACGGTTGGAGGAAATGTTCAACGTATTGCCGGTAAAAGCACAAAAGGCTATTCTTGCCACTGCTTTCCGTGATTATGACAGTCCGAACAGTGAACGAATGGTAGATGAGATACAGAATTCCGTTCGTGCTTACTATGCTTTGTCCCAAGATAAAATGTTTGCAGAGGCAAAGAATTTCAAGGAAGCACGTATTGCTGTAGAAAACTGGAAACGCCAGTATCAAATGGATGATGTTACAGGGGAAAGTTATCTCCCTGCTGATAATTTCAGTAACTTTGTCTTGCATTTGGCCGCAATGTATAAAGGTGAAAGCCAAAGCTTCATTCAAAACACATTCGGCAAGATTTATGACCTTATACAAGGTACACAGGAAGAAACTCTGTTCGAACAGCCGGACAATACCCCTCGGACGCTCGTACAGGCTATTAAAGAAGCATTAAATTTAGATTACAATGGACAACAGCGAAGCAATGTATTGGTTGGCGATACTGCAACAAGCCAACGAGGGCAGCAAGGAAGCAATGGAGATCTTGCGCCAAGAGAACGAGTTGAGGACGGAAATGGGACAATCGATGATACAGGAAGAACTGAAAGCATTGGTGAACAAAGCGAAATAGAACCTTCTTTATCACAAGAAGAAATGCTATCTTCTGGTGATACTGACAATCAACTTAGTGCAAAAATAGCAAGACGCATTGAAGTTCAAGAAGATGATTGGGTTGAAAGCGGAAAGTATGGCGATACTTATAAACAGACAATTATTGTTGATGGTACTCATAAAGTTATAAAAGTTGATGCACCCGATACGAAAGGTAATTATACAGGTAGTACTTATGAGTATGACGGTCAAACATTCGGAGATTTATTGGATGTTGTTAATTATATTGATGCATCTTCGTCTTTAGCCAATGCCGTTGCAGTGGCAGAGAAAGAAACCGATACTACTCCTACGGAGAAACAGAAAGAAGCCGGCAATTATAAGAAAGGTCATGTGCAGGTTGGTACATTCAATATCACCATTGAGAACCCGAAAGGATCCGTTCGTAGTGGAATAGACACAGAGGGCAACAAATGGGAAACGACCATGCAGAACACCTATGGCTATATTCGTGGCACGGAAGGTGTAGACGGCGACCATATAGACGTGTTCCTCTCTGATGATATTGACGGGTGGAATGGTCGCAAGGTGTTTGTGGTTGACCAATATAACGAGGACGGCACGTTTGACGAACACAAGGTTATGCTGGGCTTCAATGAGGCTGACGATGCTGAAGCAGCTTACTTTGCTAATTATGACAGAAATTGGGCGAAGAAGCACAAGACAATGCTGACGGGCGTTAACTTAGAGGAGTTCAAGAAGTGGATAGAGAGCAGCCATCGCAAGACCAAGGCTTTTTCGGAATACAAGTCTGTAAAGACGATCGAGGGGCAGAGTTCCGGCACACAAGGCAACAGACTTTCAGAAGTCAAGTCCCGTATTGAAGAATTGCACAAGGAACAAGAAGCAGCGCACAACCGTAGCGACATTTTTGAGGAGGCTCGCATTATTTCTGAAATTAACGACCTCTTTACCGAACAACGCAAGTTGGAACAAGACGTTTCCAGTGAAGAAGCGACTGCACCGACTGATGCTCCGTACACCATTACTCCGGTGCAGTACATCACCAAGCGAGGTAAGGTGTTAGATATGCAACTTGTTGAGTTCCAATCGGAATTGCGCAAGGAAGTTCAAAAGCATGTAAGTATGTTCGCCAAAGAAATGAAAGGTTGGTGGGACAGGGAAAAACACGGCTTTATGATGCGTAGCGAAGAGGATGCCAAGCGATTAGTAGAATACGCAGTAGATGCACAAGGACAACCTCCCATATCAATGTTGGATATACAGGCTGTAAATGATGGTGATGTGCTGTTTACTAAACCCAAAGCACCAGCAAAGGATGAAAAACAGGATTACACCCCTGTATGGCAATACTCTGTTTCTGTTGATAAGGAAACCGGATATACGACTTTGACTCGCGATGATGTGAGCGGTCCCATACCTATTGGTGATGCAGGTTTTCGTCAGACAACCAACAGCCCGGAGGAAATGTTAGGCATTCTTCGCAATCCGCAGAATGGCATGCAAGAAGTTTTGGATGCAGTTGGTGTTCCGCTTGAAAATAAAATTAAGACCCGAGAACTTGATCGCAAGGCAAAGGATGAAATTCATGACAAAAGGACAGATTTCGTTGTTGATAAGGAAATGGATAACAGATATTCTGTTCGTACTTTGATGAAGATGATTGACGCGGAAAAGCAGGCTGTGATGGATTTAGGAGAGAAGCGTGGTGGAGACGTTTATCATGAAGGAAATATTATTTTTCTGACCAAAGATAGTGCAGACAAGTTTGCTAATGAAGCTCGAACTCTTATCAGCGATATGAGGAGTAAGCAGCAACAAGGCAATTCACAGAAAAAGACTGAAGCGAGTGGTAACCGTCTTGTTACTGATGAGCGTTATGCGGAACTTCGTGAGCGTATGCGTAAGAAGTTACTCGGTCAAATGAATATTGGTATTGACCCTGAAATACTTGCCATTGGCACAGAAATGGCTGTTTACCATTTAGAGAAAGGCTCACGGAAGTTTGCAGAATATGCAAAGGCTATGATTGTAGACTTGGGTGATTCCATACGTCCGTACCTTAAAGCATTTTACAATGGTGCGCGAGATTTGCCTGAGGTGTCAGAAAACGGATTGAATACTGACATGACCTCTTACGATGAGGTGCAGAAGTTCGACGTGGCCAACTTTGACAAGTCCGGCATTGATGCACTCGCCACCGCTGAAACTGTAACGAAAGAGGCGGAAGTGGCGGGGGAGGTTGAAGTTGCACTGGAACGTATAAAGAAAACTCGTTCAACGCGCAAGAAGAGTGAGAAAAAAACTGTAAATTTACAGCAGTCAAACGAGCTTGGTTTGTTTGGCAGTTTGTTTGATAATAACGAAACCAACAACGAAGATGGACGAATACACCAAGAAAGTACTAAGATTACAGGGACACAGCGAGAAGTCAATAGCGAAAATGGAGCTGGAGGAACGGATAGACGCAGCATGCTACCGCCACAAAGCGGAAACGCTAGAAGCACCGTACACATGGAGCGAGGAAGAGTGGACGGAGATTTACAAAGAGGCAGGGATGACGGACGAGGAAATCGTAGAGTACAGGAAGGAACAGGCGAAATACAACGGGGGCGAGGAACACGACTTTCCGATGATGCCATAGATGAACCGAAAAATACTCGCAATAATCATTCAGACCGGGGGACGAACTATGCTCCAACTTCGGTAGATGCACGCATAGAGGCCAATATTAAAGCTATAGAGTTGGCACAGCAACTTATTGAGAGTGGAGAGCTTGCTACTCCTAAACAAATGGCAGTACTTCGCAAGTTTAGCGGTTGGGGTGGTTTAGGTAAAGTATTTAGTGATAATACATATTCGACACGTCTACAGCAGTTGATGGGCACAGAAGCCTATCAAGAAGCTGTAATGAGTGCTAATAGTGCGTATTATACCCCTGCTTATGTTGTAGATACTCTTTGGGATATTGTTACACAAATGGGTTTCAAGGGTGGTTACATTCTTGAAGGTTCTGCAGGTATCGGAAACATTTTGGGGCAGATGCCTACAAATATCAGCGAGCACAGCGACATCCATGCTATTGAGATTGACGGGACTTCGGGTGGTATTCTCTCACTCCTTTATCCTGATGCCAAAGTAGAGATACAGGGTTTTGAGCAGACACGTATTCCTAATGGAAGTGTGGACTTGGCTATTACTAATGTTCCGTTCGTTACCGGACTCCGTGTGAATGACACCACGGGCGACAAAGACCTGTCGAAGAAATTCCACAACATACACGATTTCTGTATAGCAAAGAATGTGCGCAAACTGCGTGAGGGCGGTTTGGGTATCTTCATCACGTCCAATGGTACGCTTGACAACAGTAAGAAACTCCGTGACTGGATTGTGGGCGAGGGAGGCGCAGACTTCGTGGGTGCTTTCCGCATGCACAACAAGACTTTCGGCGGCACCGGAGTAACCTCTGACATCGTTGTTATCCGCAAGCGTGTGAACGGGCAGAAGTCTGTCCATGCCATTGATGTAAGTGATGTGAGCGGAGAGCGCATGGCAGAGTACGATACCGGGGAAACACGCAAGGTTAAAGGCAAGGAGATACCAGTCATTAAGCAGCTTTCAATGGACTACAACCGCTATTTCATTGAACACCCCGAAAACATGGCAGGTGAAATGCACTTTGCATTTGAGAAAGGCGATACTTTCCGCCCGACCAGCAAAGGCTTATATCCTAAACAGAATAAGAAACAGGAAGAAATGTTGGCTGAATTTGTCCGCTCATTCCGTGCAGAGGAATTTGGTGAGCGCAATACCGAGCTTGCCACCGATGTAATGCCCGGCAAGAAGATTGGCGAAGTGTTTGTCAAAGACGGAAAACTATACATCAACTCAACTGCAAGCGCACAACCTCTCGAAGTGAATGCCAACAAGGTAAAGGGGCATACGAAAGTGGAATGCTTTGAGGCATACACCGCTATCAAGGAAGCTCTTGCGGAAGTCCTTTCCTATCAGACTGCGAATGAAAGCGATGAGGGACTTAAACCGTTGCTTGACAAACTCAACAAAGTATACGATGATTTTGTCGGCACATACGGACACTTCAACAAGAACACCGCCATTGCGTTTCTCCGAAATGATGTGGACTATGCCAATGTATACGCTCTTGAAAAGTTTGAAGAAACGGCAGATGAAAAAGGAAACCAGATACAGAAATTTGACAAGACCGATGTATTCAGCAAACGTGTTGTTGAAAAAGAGAAAGAACCCACTCCTACCAATGTCAAGGACGGTATCATTGCAAGTATCTTTAAATTCGGTCGTGTAGATATACCGTACATCGCCGAACAACTTGGCACAGGTATCGAGGATGTGAAGAAAGAAATCATCGAGAGCGGTTACGGTTTCGAGAACCCTGTAACCCGACAGATGGAAGCATCGTATCACTACTTGAGCGGAAATATTCGTGAAAAACTGCGTCAAGCAGAGGTAAATAACGAGAATGGGGAATTTGACCGCAACATCAAGGCATTGCAGGAGGTCATGCCTATGGAAATCCCCGCACATTTGATTGACTTTACCCTCGGAAGTTCTTGGATTGACCCGAAACTGTATGAGGATTTTGTAAAGGAACGCACGGAGGTTGACGTACGGTTTACAGCTGTGGGCGGTACTTGGTTTATGAAAGAACCATACTTCACTGATTATGAGAAGAACCGTGCAATGGGGGTAACCAGCGAAATGCTTAACCGTACCATTATGGGGCATACTCTCATTGAAGCTGCCATTCAGAACAGAAGCATCACCGTTTCCACCACCAAGAAACACTATGACGGCACTACCGAAACCATTACCGACAAGGAAGCGACACAGGCTTGTGCCGCCAAAATTGATGAAATCCGTCAAGATTTCAAGGATTGGGCAAGGCAGAAGATGCAGAGCGACCCGGAAATGTCGGCATTGATTGAGCGTATCTATAATGACACGTTCAATAACTTTGTGCCTATGAGCATACCAGATGAGTTTGTACCGGAGTATTTCGGAGGTGCCTCGCACAAGTTTAAGATGCGTCCGCATCAAGGCAGAGCCATTATAAGAGGCACACAACAGCCTTTGTTGCTTGCCCATGAGGTTGGAACAGGGAAAACCTTTACTCTAATTTCTACAGCAATGGAAATGCGCCGTTTGGGTACTGCACGCAAACCCATGATTGTAGTGCAGAATGCTACTGTTGGACAATTCGTTGCAAGTGCAAAGGAACTGTACCCCAACGCCAAGATACTGACACTTGAAGAAGCAGACCGCAGTGCAGAGGGCAGAAAGAACTTTTATGCCAAGATACGCTACAACGATTGGGATATGATTGTCATTCCGCAGTCTACCTTTGAATTTATCCCCGACAGCGAGGAAAGGGAAATGACTTTCGTACAGGACAAGATTGAGGAGAAGATGCTCATTCTTGAAAAGATGAAAGAAGAAGACCCGGACGGAAAAAATATGATTACCCGACAGGCTGAACGGGAAATCGAATTATTGGAGGAGCAGCTTGCTGGACTTGCAGACAATGCTTCAAAGAAACGTACCGCCAATGATGAAAAGAAACGTGCTGTAGCTTTGCAGAACGCAGAGGTTAAAGCTATGGAAATGCTTGACCGCCGAACTGACGATGTGGAGAACTTTGACGATATGGGCATTGATGCTTTACTTGTAGATGAAGCGCACGAGTATAAGCACCTCGGATTTGCCACTGCCATGCAGCGTGGAGTTAAAGGTGTGGATCCGTCATACAGCAAGAAGTCACAAGGCGTGTTCCTGAAGACACAGGCTATCTTGGAAAAAAACAACGGACGGAACGTAATCTTCGCAACCGGTACACCCATCAGCAACACCGCCGCAGAGATTTGGACGTTCATGCGCTATCTCATGCCCGCTGATACGATGAAAGAGTACGGTATCTATTACTTTGATGACTTTGTGCGCAACTTTGGTAACATTCAGCAGATGCTGGAGTTCACCACAAGTGGAAAGTTCAAAGAGAACAACCGCTTTGCTGGGTATGTCAATTTGCCTGAACTGGTGCGTATATGGTCGGGAGTGTCCGATACCGTCCTAACCAAAGAAGCCGGCGGCGTAAAGGACAAAATACCCGAAATGGAGGGAGGAAAGGCACAAGACCTTTATCTGCCACAGACACGCGCATTACGTAGCATCATGAAGTTCGTAAAGAACGAACTTGAACATTATGAACAGATGAGCGGAAAGGAGAAGAAAGAGAACAGCCACATCCCGCTCACGATGTACGGTATTGCCAAAGCCGCTGCCGTGGATGCCCGATTGGTACAATCTGATGCCGAAGATGATGTAAACAGTAAGACTCATGAAGCCGTTCGACAGACATTGCGCTCACTGAAAGAAACAGCCGATTACAAAGGTACGGTTGCCATTTTTGCCGACAATTACCAAAACAAACAGAGTGGCTTCAACCTTTATGATGACATCAGGGATAAGCTGATTACAGAGGGGGTTCCTGCAGATGAGATTGTGATAATGAGGTCGGGAATGACTGTCAAGAAAAAACTTGAAATCTTTGAAAAGGTAAACCGTGGCGAGGTGCGTGTGATTCTCGGTTCGACCTTTACACTCGGTACAGGCGTGAACATTCAGGAACGCTTGCACACGCTGATACATTTGGATGCGCCTAACCGTCCAATGGACTATACCCAACGTAACGGACGTATTTTGCGACAGGGAAATCTGCACAAGGATATGAATAAACCTGTACGTATCTTGCGTTTCGGTGTAGAGGATAGTCTGGACGTAACCGCCTACCAACGCCTGAAAACAAAGGGGGCCATTGCCGATAGTATTATGAATGGCAAGCAGATGATGTCGAACAGTATGACCAACCGTGTGCTTGAGGAGGAAGAAGATGTGTTTGGAGATACTATAGCACAACTCTCCGGCAGTGAGTATGCTATGCTGAAAAACAATGCGGAAAAGAATGTACGCAAGTATGCAAGCCGTAAAAAGCAATGGGAAACAGACCAAGCCTACATCCATAATGCCAAGCCAAGGTTAAAAGCCTTTATCAAAGATGCTGAAAAGCGCATTGAGGATAACAGCCGATCCTTGGAGGCTGTACGGGTATCATTCCCCGATGAACAATTCAAAGAGATTATAATCGGCAAACATCGCTTTACCTCTGTTGATACAATGGATGATTTCTTCAAGGAACACAACAAGACTGTTCTTGCTGAAATGAAGCAGATGAAAGACGGTGATATTTCAGGGGAACAAAAGCGAGAACTGACTATACAGATAGGCAATTTCCCATTCATTGTATCAACTAAATTGACAAGACAGACCATGCGTGATGGTACAACTTTGTTCAATGACGTTGAGAGAAAAATGACTTATTCATGTACAGAACTTGGTATCGAGGATGTTCCTGTACGTCAAAATCTGCTCCGTAATGCCATTGAGGATATTACCGGCAATGTGATTACAGGAAAAAACTTTACCGAAAGATTGGAAGCCGCTGAGCGAAGCAAGAAACACAATGAGGCCGAATTGAAAGAACTCCTGTCAAGAGAGGGAAAACCTTTTGAGTATGAAGAAGAATTGGCACAAGCGAAATCGCAGTTGGAAGAATATTCCGAGCTGATGAAGAAGGAGATGGCAGAGAAAGAAGCCAAGTATGCAGAAATGGATGAGACAGTAGAGGTTGCTTCTGATATTTTCACTTCTGAAGATGAAGATGAACTATTGCGTGACAGCGATACGCTTTATCGCATCCGTCAAAGTGCTGCACCGAAGAAAACAGGCATAGGGTATAAGGTATTCGTCTTGAAAAATGGAGAACTCTATCCTCCTATGGTTGCTAATCCTGACGGGGCTGCAACGCCCGTGGGTGTATGGCTCGATGCTGATGCTGCTCCTATTGCTGGACAGAGCAAGACGGGACGCAATCAAGTAAAAGCAGGTGGTAAAGGCACGCAGGGCGGAAGTGGAAAACTTGCTTATCGTCCAGGGTGGCATTTGGGCGAGATTCCATACGCATTACAATTCAATCGTATTGACGAGAACGGTAATAAGGAGTTGTTCCCTGCTAATTTTGTATGGGCAGAAGTTGAATATGCTAATGATGTGGACTATCAGGAAGAAGCAATGAGTTATGGTATCAATCCAAGCGGCAAGTTCCAACATTCATTGGCAGGATTGCCACGTGTTCCCGAAAACGGTGCATACCGCTACCGTACCAATCCTAACCCCGAAACTGATCCGTGGATTATAACAGGTGCTATGCGCGTGAAGCGACTGTTAACACCGTCGGAGGTTGATATAATAGTAGAGAAAGCAGGACGAGAACCACAGCACAGACAAGAAGGTGCGGTAACTGATATTCAAATCAATGCCCTTAATGCAGAGATTGAACGTACCAACAACATTAGCCCCCAAGTACTTCGTAAGCAAATGACAGAACGTGTGAAAGAACTGGCAGCATTACTGCATCTTGACAATGTAGAGGTGGTCACGAATGTGAGCGGATTAAAAGGCAAGACTAAAAGTGCACGTGGCTTTTACACTAAGAGTACGGGAAAGATCAGCGTTGTGATACCAAACAATACAAACCTTGCTGACGTGGAACAAACTTTGTTGCATGAAGCAGTCGCTCACTATGGACTACGCAAGATGTTCGGTACTCACTTTGACACTTTCCTCGACAATATATTCAACAATGCCGATGAAAACGTACGCCGAAAAATTGTAGAACTTGCAACAAAGAATGGTTGGGATTTCCGCAAGGCTACCGAAGAATACCTTGCCGGACTTGCCGAACACATTAATTTCGAGGAAGCACGTAAAAACGGTTGGTGGCAGAGGATAAAACAATTCTTCTTTGAAATGCTCGACAAATTGGGCTTTTCCGATTTTAGAGGGGTTACTCTGACGGATAATGAACTCCGTTATATCCTTTGGCGTAGTTATGAAAATCTGAAAGAAGGTAAGCACAGCAACCTGTTCGGAGAAGCTGCCGACATTGCTATGCAGCACAAGTTGAGGGTTGGCGAATTTGCCGACACCTCAACCGATGATGTACTGAACCGAGACGGTGATCCCGAAATACACGAGCGTACTTTGGCACGAGCAAAATATGAACAACGTGTGAAGAGTGGAATGTATCAGTCACAGGAAGCCTTGCAGGATAGTATGCTTGGTCTGAAAGAAGCAATGACCGCAATCCTCGGCAAGAATACCCGAATGGAAGATGTTGATGGATTTGAAAATGCTTACTTAGGTGAGAACCGCTTATCAAGTGTGAACAAAGCCGAAGCCGATGCCTTTGCGCACCTATTGTTCAAGCCAATGCTTGAAGAGGTAGCCAAACTTGCGCATAATACAGCAGAGCGCGAGGAACTGACCGATTATATGATGGCTAAACACGGTCTTGAACGCAATAGAGTAATGGCGGAGCGTGATGCACAAAAGGACTTCGCGGAATATCAGAAGCAGCATCCGAAGAGTACAAAGACCTTGCAAGACTTTATCGACGAGTGCCGCAAGCGTGATTATGCAGGTCTTACCGCTCTCGCAGGTATGGAAGAGATCGCAGATGCAGAAGCCGAAGCACAGGTTATGGTAGATGAGTACGAAAACGCACACGACACCACCGCATTGTGGAGCAAGGTTAATGCCGTCAGCAAGGCAGTCCTTTCCAAGTCCTACGAATGCGGAATGATGAGCAAGGAAACCTACGACAGTGTAAGAGATATGTATGAGTTTTATATCCCTTTGCGTGGATTTGATGAAAAAACGAGTTCTGAAGCATACGCTTACCTTACACATAAGCAGAGTCTGTTCAATGCACCTATCAAGAAAGCAGAGGGAAGACGCTCTAAAGCAGACGATCCATTTGCCAACCTACAATCCATGGCCGAGAGTGCCATTATGCAGGGAAACCGCAACAAACTCGTGAAGCAGAAGTTCTTGAACTTTGCCCTCAACCATCCGAGCGACCTTGTTAGTGTGAGTGATTTGTGGTTGCAGTATGATGCGGTTGCTGATGAATGGAAGCCGATATTCCCCGACAATATTGACATCAACGATAGTCCCGAAGAGGTAGAGCGAAAGATGAACGAATTTGAGGATAAGATGAAGCAGCTTGCTGAATCTGCCCCCGATAATTACAAGCACGGCAAGGATGCGATAAACATTCCGTACCGTGTGGTAGAGAACCGTAATTTGCGACAGCATCAAGTGGTGGTGAAGCGAAACGGCAGAGACTATGTGATTACCATCAACGGTAATCCGAGAGCTGCACAAGCATTGAACGGACAGACGAACCCGGATAATGATATCAGCGGAAGTATCGGTCAGCTTGTACATCTCATTGGAGATGTGAATAGAACACTGTCCTCATTGTACACCACATTACAGCCGGACTTTATTGCAAGTAACTTCTTGCGTGATATGGTATATTCTAATTCTATGGTGTGGGTTAAGGAAAGTCCGAAATATGCTATTCAATATAACATGAACTTTGCGAAGTTACCTATTGTAAGAATGGTTATGTTATTGGATAAATACTGCAGGGGAACGCTTGATATGAATGATGAAATAGAGAAAATGTTTTATCAGTTCATGATGAACGGTGGCGAGACAGGATTTTCAAGAATGGCAGACATTGACGAGCATAAGAAAGAAATCAAGAAGATGCTGAAAGCGGCGAATGAAAAAATTCCTGCCCATGTGGTACGTGAATGTATGGCTACCTGGATAGGCGAAGTGGGACGAGGTATAGAGATGCGTGCTCGATTTGCCGCCTTTGTAACAAGCAGGAATGCGGGACGGACAATAGACCGCAGTATTTGGGATGCCAAGGAAATCAGTGTGAACTTCAACAAGAAAGGCGCAGGTGATAAGTTCTTGGGGGCTGAAGGACAAACCATGTTGGGAAATGTAGCAGCCGGTGTATCGGGTGCAGGACGAGCCGGATATATCTTTTGGAATGCCGCCCTGCAAGGAACGTTCGGAAACTTCTTGAAGTATGCGATGAGGCATCCCGGCAAAATAGGTACTGTCGTTGCATCATGGTATGGTTTAGCCATGCTTGTTACCGCACTTGCTTCGGCTGGAGGTGATGATGACGATGACAGCTACTATGACATACCCGAACATACTCGCAGACAGAACCTCATTGTCAAGGGGCCCGGTAACGCATGGATAAAGATTCCTTTGCCTATCGAGTACCGAGCTGTGTATGCGATGGGAGAACTTACCGGTTCTTCCTTGTTCCATAACGAGAAATTGGAGGTTAGCGATGTATTGGCACAGATGAGCCAATTGCTTCCCGTAGATATGATGGAGGGGACAAAAGCGTTGTGGCCAAGCAGCGTCAAGCCGATGGTGGAAGTATCGAATAACGAGAGTTGGTACGGTAGTCCGATATGGAAAGATACACCCTACAATAAATATATGCCGAATTGGACGAAAGCCTATAAGAGTGCGAATAAAGACCTTGTAAACCTTTCTGAAACACTGAACGAAGTCAGTGGAGGAAGCAAGTATAGGAAAGGTACTATTGACTTGAATCCTGCTGCCATTGAGTATCTATTGAAACAATACACCGGCGGCTTTTTCACTGTAACCAACCAAATTCGTAATTTGATCAATGTGGGAACAGGTGAAAAAGATTTTGATTGGCGTTATGTTCCGCTTGCCAACCGAATGTTGATGAGCGGTGGCGATGAACGTAATGTAGGTAGGGGGCTGGATGAGAAGTTCTTTAGTTATTTGGATGCATACCGTGCAAAGGCGAGTGAATTCAGCGCCATTAAAGGTGATTTGAGTTTACCGTTGGAGAAGAAAGCAGAACTGATAAGCGAGATTATCATTGATCCTGAATATGTAAAAATGAAAGGAATGGAACGTATTTACTCAAAACTAAAGAAAGCTTATGATACTGCTAAAGAAATCGGAGATACCTCAAAAGCAGAAGAACTTGAAAAGAGGATTAATGAGTTAAAGCGGAAATTCATTTTAGAGATGGAGCAAGACGAACGTAAATAGTTAAACCTAAAATGATTGCTTGGGGTACTACTTTTGTACTCAAAGCAATCATTAAACAACGAAAATATGCATAATAAAGGCAAAGGAAAATTGTTACCAATGAGCCGAATTGCGCCGAAACGGAATGAATTATCTGAAATTGATACCGTTGCTTCCGCAAAGCGGTATGGTGACCGCAGAGCATTTGATATTCTAATGGAAGCGCAGTACTATTGGAATCAGATGGAGGACTTTCGAAAAGACCGGGAACGCAATAAACGCTATACTTATGGTTTTCAATGGGATGATATGATTTGTGTTGATGGTAAATCCATGACTGAAGAAGAATATATCAAGAGCCAAGGTAATGTGCCATTGAAAAATAATCTTATTCGTCGGCTTGTACGCAGCGTATTGGGGGTATACCGCAGCCAAAGTAAAGAACCTACCTGTACAGCACGTGATAGAGACGAACAAAAACTTGGTGAAACAATGAGTACTATATTACAATGCAATATGCAACTCAACCGAATGCCCGATGTGTATGCTCGAAGTATGGAAGAGTTTCTAATCAGTGGCTTTATTGTTCATCGTAAATCATACGGCTGGCGTAATGGGAAAGAAGACTGCTGGACGGATTATGTACAGCCGAACAATTTCTTCATTGATAACAATATGAGGGATTTTAGAGGTTGGGATGTGTCCGTGCTTGGAGAAGTACATGATATATCTTTTGGGCAACTGTGTGAACAATTTGCTTCCAGTCCGCAAGAATATCGGGAGCTTCGTGATATTTATAAGTGGGCTGCAAGAAAGGATTATATAGCCACTTACGCAGAGCGATTTGGGTATAGTCGGTTAGAAAATTACGATTTTCTCTTTACTAGTGAGCCGGGAAGGTGCAGGGTAATAGAAATATGGCGTAAGGAACAAAAGCCGAGATACCGTTGCCATGATTACCAAAATGGTGACATTTTCAAGATAGATGAGGAAGATTATGTGCGAGTAGTACTTGCTGAAAACGAAGAACGTATACGTATGGCCAAGGAGGTGGGTATGCCTGAAGAAGAAGTACCGTTGATAAAAGCTACTTGGTTTGTAGATGATTACTGGTATTTCTATTATCTATCTCCATTCGGTGATATATTGAGGGAAGGGGAGACGCCCTACGAACATGGCAGTCATCCATACGTTTTTAAAGCTTATCCGTTTATTGATGGTGAAATACACTCATTCGTGGCGGATGTGATAGACCAGCAACGATACACCAATCGATTGATAACGCTTTATGACTGGATTATGAGGGCAAGCGCAAAAGGTGTATTGATGATGCCGGAAGATTCTTTGCCTGATGGGGTGAGCATTGACGATATTGCAGAGAGCTGGACGGAGTTCAATGGTGTCATTGTATACAGACCAAGCAAAAGTGGCAAGGTACCGGAACAGGTAGCCAACAACTCCACGAACATAGGTATTGCCGAACTACTGAATATGCAATTGAAATTCTTTGAGGATATTTCGGGGGTAACTGGTGCATTGCAGGGAAAGCCGGGATATTCGGGGGAAAGTGCATCACATTACAATCAACAGACAGAGAATGCTACAAAATCATTACTAGATTTGCTTGAGTGTTTTAGTTGCTTTGTTGTGGACGGGGCATACAAAGATGTGAAGAACATGCAGCAGTTTTATGATACGAAACGTGTGTTCAATATTGCTGGTAGGAGTGGTGCGCAAATTGAATATGACCCGAAGAAAATCCGGGATGTAGAATTTGACTTAAGCATTACTGAAAGTACTTCAACACCGGCATACAGGCATCTTGCTAATGATATGCTAATGCAGTTGTACCAGTCCCAAGCGATCAGCGTAGAGCAGTTGCTTGAACATGGAGATTTCCCGTTTGCCGATGAACTGTTACAGAGTATCAAGAGCCAAAAGGAACAACTCGCACAGGGGAGAGTTCCTGACGGGCTTTCACCTCAATTGCTCCAACAAGCGCAACAAAATGCAAATATGGAAGCTGTAAATCAGTTGCATGGGGCAATGCAAGGCTAAATTCTAAACGGCGAATAGAAACCCGCTCTATTCGCCGTAGAAAATTACTCTTTGGACAATTGGTCGCATTCTATCCATGTTTCTAATGTATCATCGAATAGTACTGTACAACCGTAATTATCATCGTCTACTGCTAACACTGTCCCTGAATTTCCATCATCATTACACACAACTCGATCGCCAGCTTTTATTTTTCGGATATTGTCAATAGCTAGAGGGTCATTAGTAAGTGTGACAATGCCGTCTATCCCCTGTTTTGCGTCATATCTACTTCCCATTACTTTTTTCTTTTTTTGAGTGAATCAAGGTAAGTGAAATATTCTTTGCGCTTGAGTTTCACAATTAATTCAGGTAATGCGCCGCTTCCATTTTTATAAGGAGTACAATAGAAACACTCACGCTCCAAATCATTCACGAATGTTGAACGAGATAAATAACCTTTCTGTTTCAGTTTGCGGAAGTTGAATCTATCCATAATGATGAGTTTACCACTCTTTCCATTGGGCATAACGTAATAACGTTCACCTGTTTCCTCATGTGCTTTGTCTGCTTGCACTACCGCTTCATTTAAACGGATTGATGCACGTAATTTTTTGATAATGTTCATTGTTTATTAGTTTATTAAATTAAATGTTTAACTTTATATTGTTGCTGCCGAAACAGCTTTCTTTCTTCTTTTAACAGTAAATCGGCCAACACGAGGTACAATTTTGGGAGTATCCATTTCAAAGAAGCAGATATGCAGTCCGATAGCCCTTGTCATTAATAAGTCATCATGCTTACCGGTAATTGCGCCAAAAGCGCCGTTCGGCTTTTTCTCATAACACAGATATTCATCCAAACAACGTTCATCACGTTCTGTGTACAGGTTTTCACGAATAACTTTGACTAATGTTGATATAATCATCGGTTTAGTGGAAATGTTGGTATGAAAACCGTATTTTGTAGGTAATCCCTCGCGTACATCTTCTTCTGATTGTTTGCGTGCATACAGGTTGGGATATATATCCTTTATTTGGTTAAGAATAAATCCGGATTGGTCACCATCCACTTGCCGCTCCTTATCATGAGTTTCCAACGTGTTGCTTTCTATCACCAAAAGCGAATTGTCATAAAACGCTGCTATTTGTGCCGCTTTCCACGCAAGCTGGTCGATGTCGCAATGTCCATACCATTGGGCAACCACGACTGGCCTGTCGCCATCAATCATGAATAGACGATCGAACACGACGATGACAGAGAAGTCGGCTTTATTGGAACGGCCTCCCACATCGACAACAGTGAGGTAGCGGTCTGTGACAACTTCCTTTTCATCTATTTCAGGAAGTTCCCAAATATGTAACAACCCCTGTTTGTCTTCCATAAAACGCAAGTTCTGCAAAGCGTTCTTGCCTTCGTCTGTATCGGCGTAGACTTCGCCGACATATTTGGGCTTCTTGCAGGTCTTGCGCATTGCATCGACCTTGTATTTGTCGAATATACGCGCTCCTGAATGAACAAAGGCTTCAATATCGTCGGACGGAAATTCGGCAGCCATTTGTCCATGGTCATTATACTTCCTACGTTCGGCTATATACCAGTTGATAGCTTCGAGCGTAGCCCCTTTCTCCCATAACCACCAAAGATACTTACCGCATTCTTCACGTTCGGAACTAGTATTTTCATTGTTACGGTTTTTATAGAGCCATTCTGCAAAACCCTGTTTTTCTTTATCCGAATTGAAAGCCAGCGTGTATTGTTCTATGTCGAACCATGATACGAACATGGCTTCGAACTGGGAATCCCCTTTCTTTGCTGCGGTATATTCCCTGTGAAAGAAATTTCCTGTACCATTCGCTGTACTCTCATAGACAATCATAGTGTATGGTTTTAGGAGAATACCCGAACAGGCCGACCGCACAATATCTTCTGGTTTCTTACCTTCCGTTGCTTTCCATATACCTACTTCTGAAAGATGTACAAGGTTAT